TATGACATCTGTTGGTAAGACTTCTGCTACTGCCGTATACCACGAGTGGCAAAAAGACAGCTTGGCTGCTGTTAACACTTCTAACGCTGTAGTTGAGGGTGCTGCTGCATCTGATGCAACATTGTCACCTACTACTCGTATCGGTAACCGTACTCAAATCTCTGCTAAAACTGTTAAAGTTTCTGGTACTTTGGAAACAGTTAACAAAGCTGGTCGTAAATCTGAGAAAGCATACCAATTGGCTAAGGCTTCTGCCGAAATCAAACGTGACATGGAAGCTATCTTGTTAAGCAATCAAGTTGCTTCTGCTGGTGATGCTACAACTGCTCGTACTTTGGGTGGTTTACAAGCATGGTTAAATACCAACTACTCTGGCGGTACTTCTGGTACTGCTGGTGCATCTGGTACTACTGCTCGTGTAACTGGTACAGACCGTGCTTTCACAGCAACTATCTTGAATACAGTTATCCAATCTGCTTATGTTGCAGGTGGTTCACCAACAATCTTGATGGTAACTCCAGCTCAAAAAGTAGTTGCATCTACATTTGCCGGCATCGCTACACGTTATAAAGACGTACCTAGCAATGTTCAAGCATCTATCATCGGTGCAGCAGACGTGTATGTTTCAGACTTTGGTACTATCTCTATCGTGCCTAACCGCTTCATTCCTAACTCAGACTCAGATGACGTAGCATTCTTACTAGACCCAGAAATGGCTTCAGTAGCTTACTTACGTCCATTCCAAACTAATGAGCTTGCCAAAACTGGCGATGCTGATGTAACTCAACTATTGGTAGAGTACACATTAGAAGTTAAGAACGAAGCAGCACACGGTATCATTGCTGACTTAACTTAATAGTTAGTTAGATATGTGGGGAGGGGAAACTCTCCCCCATTATGAGGTCTTATGAGCAATATAATATCCAACGGCATTACAGATACATCATTCATAGATAACGGTGATGAACTAATCATTGCTAAGAGCCAAGACATAACTGGCATACTTGAGATGAATAAGCGTGAGTACGCTGCTCAAGACGAACGTAAAAGATGGAGCGAGGATGCATTTGGTAACAAGGTAGCATCTATACCGCTTACAGTTTTCGCAGAATTAGAAAAGCAAGGCATCACTAGAGGCTTTGCAGTAATAGATAAGAAACGATTTAACGCATGGTTAAACGACCCAGATAATAGGGCATTCAGAACAAGGGCAGGGCGCATATAATGGCATTGACTACATACGCAGAATTACAATCTACAATTGCCAGCTACCTTGCTCGTAGCGATTTAACGGCAATGATTCCTGACTTTATCAGGCTTGGTGAGTTACGTTTGCAACGTGAATTGCGTATTCGTCAAATGTTAAAGGTAGTAACGACTGTTACTGTGGCTGGCGATGCAACGGTAGAGTTACCGACTGACTTCTTGCAAATACGTGATCTACACCTACAAACAAATCCAACTATGGTGCTTGAGTATTTATCTCCTAGTTCATTATTTCGCAATGCTCGTACTTCAGACTCTGGACTACCAAAACAATATACCGTACTTGCACTAGAGTTTCAATTTGCACCAGTACCAGATAGCGCCTATACGTTGAGTATGCTCTACTACGCAAAACCAGAACCATTAAGTAACGCAGTAATAACAAACGTATTTTTAAGCGTATGCCCAGACTTATTACTTTATGCTGCACTTGGTGAGGCAGAACCATACATTATGAACGACTCACGTTTACAAACATGGGCTACATTGTATGACCGTGGTTTAAGTGCTTTAACCGTATCAGATGACCAAGGCGAATACTCAGGCTCACCAATCTCAATCTCAATAGCAACACGATAAAGGAAAAAATCATGTCAGAAATGTCCAATTACTTAGAAGACGCTTTAATTAATGTAACGCTACGCAATACAGCTTACACAACACCAACAACAGTTTATTTAGCTTTATACACTACAGACCCTACTGATGCCGACACAGGTACAGAAGTATCTGGTGGTTCTTACGCTCGTCAAGCTATCACAATGGGCGCACCATCTAACGGTGTAAGCGTATCAAGCGCAGACATATCATTCCCACAATGTACAGTTTCATGGGGTACTGTGGCTTTTGTTGGCATACGTGATGCCTCAACTGCCGGCAATCTTTTGTATCATTCACCTTTGACAGTATCTAAAGCAATTGATGTAGGCGATATATTTAAGGTAGCAGCAGGTAGTCTTTCAGTTACATTAAGCTAGGGGTAAGTTATGAGTACCATTGTAACCAGAGCAGGTAAGGGGTCGGCTCTCACCCACAACGAGGTTGATGCTAACTTTGTAAACTTAAATACGGATAAACTTCAGTCAGGTAATACTGCTGCTGCCTTAACAATCACATCTGCTACCATCAACGGTGGCACTATCACAGGCACAGCACTCAACGGTACTCTAGGTGCTACTACTCCATCTACCATTGCTGCTACTACAATTAGTGCTAGTGGAGTATCTACATTCTCTGCTGGTACTGCTGGCGCACCTGCAATAACAACAACTGGTGATACCAACACAGGTATATTCTTTCCTGCTGCCGATACCATAGCCTTTGCTGAGGGTGGTACAGAAGCTATGCGCCTAGACGCATCAGGCAACCTAGGTCTAGGTGTAACTCCTAGTGCTTGGGGTAGTTCATATAAAGCAATACAATCATCCAATGGCGCATCTTTTGGTGACATGAATGGTTACACATCTATAGCTTCTAATTATTTCAATAATGGTTCTGGCGATAAATACATTGCTAATGGCTACGCTTCAAGATACTTACAATCAGGAATTGATGGTATTCATCGCTGGTACACAGCCCCATCAGGCACAGCAGGTAACGCTATTACCTTTACCCAAGCAATGACACTAGATGCTAGTGGGAATTTGTTGGTTGGAATTACAAGTACCTCATCTTTTCTAGATGGTAAAATTAGCTCATATGGAACTAGTACATCACCAGCCTTAACTTTAAAAAACGATGCTGGAGGCGGTCAATTTACAGCATCATTTTGGAATGCTGGAACATCTGGCACAAGAACATTTATTAAATGTGTAACTGGAAGCGGTGCAACTGATATTGCTACTTTTAATACAGATGGAACTAACTTTCAGATTAATGCAAATTCAAATTTAATATTTGGAACAAATACCAGCACAGAACGTATGCGTATTAATGCTAGTGGTAATGTTGGAATTAATACAACTCCAGCAGCATGGAGTTCAAGCTACAGAGCATTGCAAATTAACGCAGTAGGTGCAGTAGCCTCTGACGCAGGTACAGTTTCTTTAAGTAATAATGTCTATTGGAATGGTTCTGCCAATATATACACTACAACTGGTACTGCTGCATTGTATTACATGAATTCTGGAAATCACGTATGGGGTTCTGCTGTTTCAGGTACTGGCGGAGCAACGGCATCAATTTCTTCAGCAATGCAACTAGATGCTAGTGGGAATTTGTTGGTTAATGCTACAAGCCAATTTAACTCAGGTAAAGTTTGTGTACAAGATAACCTTTCCGTATCCAATCTAGTTGCTTTAAAAAGTACAGTTTCATGGGTAACAGGAACATATTATTTAATTGGAGTAAACTCTAGTGGTTCTTTTATTGGCGGTATTAATCAAGCAAGCCAAACAACATTAAATTATGCAACTTCATCTGATGAAAGACTTAAAGATAATATTGTTGACGCCCCATCCGCACTTGAAAGCATAGAAAACATCCGTATTCGTTCTTTTGATTGGAAAGAAGATGGTATTCATCAAAAGTTTGGTGTTGTTGCACAAGAAGTATTATCAATTGTGCCTGAAGCAGTTTCTGTTGGTCGTAATGAAGAAGACATGATGGGTGTGGATTATAGTAAATTTGTTCCACGTTTAATTAAAGCAATTCAAGAACAACAAGCAATGATTGAAGAATTAAAGGCTAAAGTGGCTGCCTTAGAAGCTGCTTAATTTAAATAGGAGATACGAGATGGCAAAAGACAAACAGCCCCAAATCGTTACGATAGATGAAGTAGAATACGATGCTAACAATTTCAATGAAGAACAAGGCTTATTGTTTAATCATTGTGTGGACTTAGACCGTAAGATTGCAAGCACAAACTTCCAATTACAACAATTAAATGTAGGTAAAGATGCGTTTATCAAGTTGTTAAAGACAGCACTAGAACCTAAAGAGGAATAACAATGGAAGCCCTGATAGCGAAAGTAAACGCAGTCTTAGCTAAACTATACATACCATGCAAAGTACCTGCTGATAAGCAAATGCACTTTATTGGTGGTCTAGTCATAGCAGCATTGTTTACACCGTTTATTGGGGCTTACTCCATTGTAGTAGTGGCTATTATTGCGCTACTTAAAGAGATTTATGACTACCTGCATAAAGACATCCACACACCAGACTTTTGGGATTGGGTGGCTACTGTGCTAGGTGGCTTAGTGGGATTTGTTATAGTAGCTTTATTAGGCTAAGAGATGTCAACAAGTTATGTAGATTACGATTATTGGGTATACGGCTATGCAGTCGGTGATACTCGTTTCATAGATGCCTCTGCCGACATAAGCGCATTAGCAACTGTAACCGCCAACGGTGTAGCGATCTACTCCGGTCAAGGCATAATTACTGCAATTGCTGACGTTAGTGCCGTAGCATACAAAATAACATTTACATCTGCAATTATAGATGCAACAGCAAGCGTAAGTGCGTTTGCAACAAGAGTTAGAGATGGTTCAGCAGACTTTAATGGCTTTGCTGACGTAACTGCTCAAGCGATAAGAGTTAGAACGGCTGAAGGCTTTATAACGTGTACTGCAACAGTAACCGCATTGGGTGGTGTTGAGTACCTAGGCGCAGCAGATATTGTAGCTACCGGCACGTTGACCGCTACTGGCTATAGAGAAAGAACTGGCGAGGCTGATATTGTTGGTGACGCAACCGTTACTGCTTACGGTAGTAGGGTTCAATCATCTGCCGGATATATTACATGTAATGCCGATTC